TCCTTAAAAGTATATTTAAAAACCTCATAAATACCATATTCATCTAATTCTCTAATATCACATTGATAATATATGTATTCTTTAAGTTCTTCATCATACTTAAAAAAATCGGGATATACTGAATAATTAGTAATCCTTATATTATCATAAGCAAATTTCCAAAGTTTTTGTATTTGAATATCTGCTTTAGAATATTTTAAATATGTATTGTATTTCCTACTAAAAGGACCATCTAAATATTTATTAAAAATATCTTCATTCTTAAAATCTGTTAAATATGCTATGCAATGAAAATGTGGATGATACATATTAAAATTATCTTTTTGAACAGTAACCTCAAGAGCTTTAACACATGCAGAAATCCTAAAAAGTCTATCACTAAAACCTTCATGATTAAGACTATAAAACCACTTGTTTAACTTTCTAAATGCCAAATTCATTCTTTTTATAGTTCTATCAAGTTCATCACCAGGAACATTAGGAACAGTTAAAGTAATAATATAAGGCTTATATCCTCGATTTAACATTTCTTTATTTGCTGGAGCAAATTTTACAAGTGCAGAACTAAGAGCAATACTACGACAATTAGGACAAAATCTGTCCATACAACGATTAACACGACGTAAATCTAAAAGTTTATTCTCTTCATACTTGTCCCATTCCCAGAAATCTAAACAACTAGCAAGTCTATAAGACTTTTTTTTAAGCTTGTCCATGTCATATTTAAGTGCTAAATTCATATATCTATAAGAATTCATCTTAGTAATAACAAGCTTCTCTTGTATTCTAGTCAAAAGTTTTCTGTCAAATTCAAGCAAAAATATCACCTGCTTTCGATGTTGAAATTTACACAATTCGCCACTTGTTTGTATAGTATCGAGTATAATAGAAGAAAAATTTTTAAAACAATCATAAACGGAAAAAGCGTCCGTTTATGTAAGTCTCTGAAAAAATCCGATTTTAAAAGCATAAATCCGATTTTTTCAAAGCCTATAATAGAAAGTAAATCAAATACCCTTCTAATCAATTAAACCTTTCATTTTAACCTCTAAAATTAAATTGCCATACTTTTCATCAATAGCCATGTCGATCATTTGCTGTAGACTTTTATAACCCTGCAGTATCCTTACAAAATCTAAAGCCTTATGTTTTTCTTTAGGAACAGTATAACTAATTCTAATAGTATCAACTTTTGACATAAAATCACTCCTTTAATTTATTAATATAATTTTATCTTAATTACGTCAAATCGTCAATACTTATTTTAAATTAATATATAGTCCACCTTGCGTCGCCTTGGCGGCGCCGCCTGGTGGACTGTTTTTTCTAACTGTTCGCCAAAGCTAACGCTTACAAAAAATATTCAAGCCATAACCTCGAAAAATTGTTAGATATTAAATTGTTTTAAAGTAAGTAGTTTATCAGTTTTAATAATAGTCGGCATATCGTAGGTATTATAATTACAAAAGTCGAAGAATTCTTTTGTTCGTGGAATATGGTATCTATAAGTATCAAATGTAAAAGGATCTAGCATAATAAAACTAGAATTATTACTTTCTTTTTTCATGACTACATATAGTGAAGTTTGTTGTCGCAATCTAACATCAATTAAATCTACAAAGTGTGTCGCCCAGATAAGGCCGCAATTAATTTTTCTAAGGTATGCTAAAAATCTAGAGAATACTTTATTATCTTTACTAGAGAAACTTCTTGAATCTAATGAGAACATAGCTTCATCAATTACTAAATATTTAAGTGTATTATCGAATGGAACATCAGCGTAATCTTTTATTAAAGTGAATCCTTCTACATTCATATTAGAGTATATATTAACGCCTAGTTTTTGAAATTTACGGGCAAATTGAACGATAAAACTAGACTTGCCAGAACCCTGTAAACCAACTACACCAATTATCATTTCTCCTCATCTCCTGAATTACCTTGTAATTTAAGTCCTCTGAAATGTTTAGCTAATGAATAAAACTCTAATAATTTTCTCATATGTCTGTTTTTTCTATTAGCTTTTTCAACATCAACTAAGTCATCAAGTAATATCTCTAATTTAGGTAAATCATATTTAATCTGAAGAGTACGAAGCAAATTATAAACTTTCTTCTGACCGTCTGAAAAGAATTCGATAGACTTATATAATTCACTTATATCATTTTGTCCTGAACCTTTATAGAAATCTAACATTATCTCATCTAATTTTTCTATAGAATCCATTTGAACACCTACTTTCTAATTAATAACACTAGAAGAAATAGAGTATTTAAAAATAGAACTAATTCACTAATACCAATATCATTTTTGAACAACTTATTGAGAGCAGTATTTTCTATTAGTAATTTATCTGATAATATCTCATATACTTCTTCATCACGAATACTAGCAACTTTTGAAGTGCCAATTCTTTCAAATTGCACATCTTCTAAGGAAAGTTTCGACTTTTTCCTTAAAGATTTTAATGTTCGACCTTGATAGACATTATCACTAGTAATAAGAATATACATAGTATCATCACCTTTCAAATATATCTTTAAATTTTGCTATAAAATAAATGGCTAATAAAAGACCTAAGATAGCTAAAAGATTATAATTATCCAAATATATCAACCACCTTTTTGATTACTTGATATGATATATCTAAGACAATTAAACAACCAACAAAAGAAATTATATAAAAAGGGTAATTAATAATTAAATCATCAATCATTTCTTAACACCTCGAAAAATCAATATTATGAGCAATATAGTCATTATAAATAATTGAAATACAATAAATTCATTAAGATACATAGTCCTGGTATAGAAATCATTAGTTGTATAAACAGATTGTGTTACTGTATTAACGTTATTATCAATAGTAGTTAAATTATCTTTAATAGTATCAAAATAAGTACTATAATCAGGAGTATTAATTTCATAAATAATAACATTTTCATTTACTTCAGGAATTATATTATCTTCAGTAATATTAATATCTTCAGTTTGTTCTTCATTGATTAAATTAATATCTTCTAACAAATTAGTTCCTCCTATAATGAAAAGGGAGAATTAATCTCCCTAATCTTAAAATAAGTCCTTAACAAACCTTACTACTCTAAAACCTACACTAATACCTACTATGACAGTAAGTAAGATCATAAATCCTGATAAAACTGAATTTGAATGAGTAAACATATCTCCAACATTAAAATTAATTTTTAAAGAGCCAGAACCTCCACCTGAAGGTGGTGGATTATTATTATTGTTACAATCACCAGGATTGGGATTAGGATTTTCAGTATCAACAAAATTATTTGTAACACTAACCTGAATTATTTTTGAATATATTCCATATTGGTCTCTTACTCTAACATCAACAGTATTTGTTTTAAATGGAAATGATGAATTAGAATTAGTTATAGTAAATACTCCAACTCCATTATGATCAACACCAGTAGTAGACCAGGAACCGTCATTAATACGATATTCTATATCAGCATTTTCAAATCCTGAAGTAATAGTACCACCGATTACTAAATCAGTATCCTTAACAGTTGACAATGTAGTATTATTAATCACAAATAATGGAGTTGACACAACTGCAATCTTCCCAAACGGAAAACCTGCAGATAATTGATTGTTACTTCTTTTAACTGGACCATACAACTCAACATAAAATATATCGCTATTAATTTCAATTGAAAAATCTGATACCTGGGTTACATAAGTACCATCAGACCTACGAATCTTAATTAATCCCTCATCAAAAGCTTCTTTAAAAGTTCTCTCTGTTAAAGCAGAACCATCACCAATCTTGATTGTATTAGTACTATAAGCATATAAAGTTTTAATATATCTTTCTTCTGAATCTTCAAATTTAAGTTCTCCATACTTAACACCGTTAGGAACATATTTTGTAGAATCTGTTATATTATAAACTACACTAAAACTGCCAATAGTTACGCTTGAAAAAATATCATCAATCCTAAATTCTTCAGTTATAACAGGGTCAACTGAAGTTTCTTGAGCAAATGCAGGGATATAACTAACCAACATCAACATAGATACTAGAAATAAACTAAATAATGACTTAAATCTATATCGACGTTTTTTCCTAACATCATACATAATATTATCCTCCTTAATTAAAATTAAAATAAATCCTTAATAAATCTAACTACTCTGAAACCTACGCTAACACCAACAATTACAGTTAAAAGCACCATAAAACCAGCGATAACGCTATTAGCATGAGAGAACATTTCAGCTACTGAAAACGTGAAATTAAACATCATAATCCTCCTTTCAAAATGTAATTATATAAAAGGTATAAAATCAGTTACAAAACTGATAATACCCTTTATAACACGTATAAGAGCCATTACCATAGATACATAAACTACTAACATTAGCATAGACCAAGGCACGTCACCAATTAAAAACCGAACGTTACCTACTAATTGAGTAAATGAAGAATTTACAAAATCTATAGAATCCAATTTTGATGTTATATTGTTAAAGTATTCAGTTAAATTTAGCAGAACTTCTATAATACTTCCCATGAGTGAAACCTCACTAAAGAATTAATTTTTTCGCTACAAGAAAACCAACGCTAAAAGTAAATAAAGTAGTTACTAAACCAAATAAGGTAAATCCTAATATTTTAAATTCCATTACAAAATCAAGACCTTGAAGAATACCAACATTTGTAATAGGTACAGAAGGAATAGTAGCAAAAGTGATTACATAACCAAGTAATCTGCCAAAAAAAGCAAATATAGATACTAACATAAGTACAAGAGCAGGTATTAAATCTAAGGCTAAAACCTTTACTGTGTTGAAAATCCCAGTAATTAAATCAACTATAAATCCGAAAAATTCAGTTATAGCATCAAATATATTACCAGTCATATCAGGAACATCTGCTTCAGCAAATATAAATGTAGGAATTAATAAAAGAACTAGTAAAACAATTAAAAACCTCATGCAATACAACTCCTAATTAAAATTCGAAATCATATGGATTCTCATAAACTAAATCTGAAATTGACATAACACTTTGTCTATTAGCACCTGGTTTAATAGAATATCCAACTTCATAAACACCTGGTACATTAACAAGTTTAGGAACATAGTCATTACTTAAAGTAGCTTTAATAGTAAAATAGCCTCGTTTACCTTTATCTTCTACCTGGTCTGCAATGTATTCGATTGATACACCACTTTTGACTTCTCCAGTAGTCTTATCTGTAAAGCTCCATACGTTACTACTTAAAATTAATATTTTTGACATAATATAACCTCCTAAAATTTATTTAATTCAATTATAAGACATAATTGTCGTGTTTACAAGACAAAAATGTCTGATTATAAAGAAATAATATTCAAATAAAAAAATAAACAATATAATAAAAGTAAGGAGGTAATATATTGACTTTAATTAAAAGTAAGGAGGTAATATATTGACTTTAATTGAAAAGAGAATAAAAGAAATGGGAATAAAAAAAACATGGTTGGCAGAACAATGTAACATAACTCCAAGACAATTAACTAGGTGGATAAAATATGAAAATATGACACAAATAAATAACTTCATGAGACTAATAAATATATTAAATATTAGCATAGATGAATTAAAAGAAGATATAAAAAGAATAGGGAAATAACCCTATTCTACATTAGACAGATTTTGCATAGTTTTAAATCTTGATATTTTTCTGTAATCATGGTAATCTTTAATTAATGTTTGTAGCTCTCGGTGATATATTATCTCGGGAGTTTCTTCTTTTTGTAGGTAGTATTCAATACTTTCCTTTTCCTTATCAATTTCCCCTTCACAATCCAAATCTTTGAGCCTATAAAGTTCTCCATGACCTTGTCTCAATCTCTTACCAACCAATGCAAAATATAAAGTTTCAAAATTATTTTGTGTATGTATATCCGAA